AAAGAAGTTGCTGAATACATGATAAAGATTTGGACTGAATTTGCAAATAGTTTGAAATGACTGACAGAGACAAGGCTATAAAGGAAATTTTATTAATTCAAATGCCCGTAATTGTGAGAGCAGAAACAAAGTTGTCACATACTCGTAAGATTAATAGGATATTTAAAATGCAATTATTTGGTTCATGGGAAAATGTAGGATATGACAATAAATCAGTATTTTATACTAAATATTCACGAAATTAATGATACGATGTAAGCAAGGTAAATGCACAGTTTACTCAAAGAAGGGCAAGAAACTATCAAAGCCAATGAGTAAAAAGAAGGCTAAAAAGCGTTTGAAACAAGTCGAAATGTTTAAACACATGAAATGAAAAAAGCAGGAAGGCCACCGGAAAGTATTAATGGATTACCTGAAGGATGGTATAATGATATTATTTCGCTTTATAAAGAAGGCGCATCTGATGTTGAAGTAAAGGCATTAATATTTGATTGGCGCGGTTCTTTCTCGAATGATTTATGGGATCGTTGGATGAAAGAAGAGCCTCAATTTTCGGAAACCATAAAAAAAGGAAGGTTATTTTCTGAGTGCTGGTGGGAGCAAAAAGGCCGTAAGGGACTTGAAAACAACAAATTCAATTATACCGGATGGTACATGAACATGAAGAACCGTTTTGGATGGAAAGACAAACAGGAAATCCAACACTCAGGCGAGATAACCACGATTACCGGAATGGTAGTTAAATGACCGTTACCTTTGACACACACGGAAACATCAAACAGAAACAGGCCGCAATGGCTTGGGTCGACAATAACACTACCGACATTCTTTACGGAGGTGGTAAGGGTGGAGGCAAAACATATTTAGGCGTTTCTCTAATTTTCGGGGATGCCTTACTTTACCCTGGCACACATTACTTCATAGCCCGTAAAGAACTAAACGACCTTAGAAGGTTTACTATCCCATCTATTTATGAGGTTTTCAATGATTTAGGATTAGACCCTAATCTATACCTTCAGTGGCACGGGCAAGATAACTTCTTTGAACTACCAAACGGATCTAAGGTTTTTCTCTTGGCGGCTAAGTATCTGCCGGGCGATCCACTTTACCAACGGTTTGGATCAATGCAAATGACAAGGGGATGGATAGAAGAGGCTGGGGAGTTCTCGCCACTGGCGAAATCTAACCTACAGGCATCCATAGGCCGATGGAAGAACGATCAGTATAAACTTGCCCCTAAGTTGCTCCAAACGTGTAACCCCTCTAAGAACTACCTTTACATTGATTACTACAAACCCTACAAAGCTGGCTCACTTGATCACTGGAAGAAATTCATTCAGGCCCTACCGCAGGATAATAAGCAGTTGCCGGATGGCTATATCGAAAACCTAAAGAGAACCCTATCAAAGAATGAGAAACTAAGACTAATTGACGGGAATTGGGAGTATGACGATGATCCGTCAGCCCTAATGAACTACGATGCCATTATTTCAATCTTCACAAATACCCACGTTCAGCCGTCAGGCAAGCGATATATGTCAGTCGATGTGGCGAGGTTTGGAAGCGATAAAACTAAGATCAGGGTTTGGGATGGATTTAAGGTTATTGCTAAACGAGTGTACGAAAAGAAATCGACCTCAGAAATAGCCATCGAGATAAAGAAACTACAAGGAGAGTACCAAGTTCCGCCATCCAACACGGTAATAGACGAGGATGGGATAGGAGGCGGAGTTATTGACAACTTCCCGCGCAATACAGTGAAGGGATTTATTGCCAACTCAAGCCCAATCAATCCTAAGCCTAATGAAAACTACGAGAATCTAAAAAGCCAATGCGCCTACCTACTTGCAGAAAAGGTAAACAATAACGAAATTTACGAACAGGAAACGGAGCCAGACGAGCAGGAACTTTTAATAGAGGACTTGGAGCAGATCAAAGAAAAGAATACAGACAGTCAGGGGAAGCGAGGGATTATCCCAAAGGATAAAGTGAAAGAGGTTTTAGGGCGTTCGCCTGACGATGGGGATACCTACATCATGCGGATGTTATTCGAAGTAAAGAAACTAAACGGCCTAAGGGTCATTCGATAAATGAACATACTAAAATACCTCAGAGATTTTTACACCGGAACGGTCGCGATGTTGTTTACTTTGGTGATGGCTACCCCGGCCATGCTTGTCGCTGCCTACCTTATCGGGTGGGCTGTTAAGTTGATTGTGTGGGCTTTTAAACTTGCTTGGTGAAATCCATTACCGTCAGATCATCGGAAGGCTACGAGGACTACAAGATACCTCAATCATGGAGCGAGGTAACGGTAGACCAATACCAAAAGATAGTCCAAACAACTGACCTGATAACGGTATTCTCAATCCTTTGCGACAAAGATTATAAAACCCTAAGCAATCGGGTTAATCCTGACCTTGAAAGAATCCTGTTTGATTGTGTGCGATTTGTCTCAGAACAGGCGTTTAAAGCGTCCAAAGCTCCAAAGGTGCTGACTATTGACGGTAAAGAGTTAATTGTCCCTAAGCGCATAGGAGGGCTATCTATTGGCCAATCCATCCACGTCCGCCAAAAGCTTGAAGGCTGCAAGGTTTACGAGGAGGTTATCAGCCTTGCGGTGGCGTGTTACCTTCAACCATTGTACGACCGTTCAGAGTTTGATTATGACAAGGCTTTGGAATTGGAACAAGTGATTCTAAAGCTACCTATTACTGAAATCTACCCGATAGGTTTTTTTTTGTTAAAACCACTGACGAGAACTGGAAGCAATATTTTGAGAGACTTACGCCTTATCTTAGCCCAATGGTGGCTGCGAAGTATGAGAAGCGTAGAAACCTTAGTGAGATGGCTGAGGTTAAAAGACTCGAACCGTTCCAATATCTGAATATGGTCGGGGATTTTGCGGAGCGGTTTGGCCTTGATCCTGATTTTGTTTATATGCATACAAGTTTCGATACAATTACTAACTTTGCTATTGCGCAAAAAGAGAAAAGTGAGTATGACGATCGCTATATGGAGGCTGAAAGATTAACAACACCACAACCATGACACTACTAAGCACAATTGAACAGGAGGTTTCCTACCTATCAAAAAAGACAAGGTTTGAATACTCTACACTTGAGGAGGCTAACGCGATAATCTTTGACGATCTACCTACAAGTGAATTTCCCGTGTGTCTTGTGCTGGCCTTCGATACCCAAGACGTAAGCCGTAATAACGGGGTGGTAATAAGTCAGGCAGAATTAAACATCCTTTTCTTAGACCGGGTTCCCCGTGAAACGAACGACCTACCAGTAAACGAAGCTGAGAACCTTATCATTGCCCCAATGCGAGGGTTAGCCCGTGAACTGATTAACAGGCTTGATAATTCGGACATCGTTGAGGAAAACGGGATTGAGTCGGTTGTTCATCAATCGGTACATGAGGCTTTGACAGATGCGAACCTGTTTGGTAACTGGGCTATCTTTACCATTAAGTTTAGCGAGGACTTAACCACTTGCTCACATGACGATTAAGCAAGCCCTTAACAAATTATTAACAGGGGTTGTTTCGGCCTATAAAGGAGACCTAAAGCGGTTCAAGTCTTCGGGCAGTACTGAACGCTCACTAAGGAAAGAGGCTTCAATAGGTACTGATATAGTCGGCAAGGTTTACGCTCAGGATAGTATTTACTACCTCATGCATGGCCGTAAGCCGGGCAAGTTTCCGCCCATCAGCGCGATGCTAGAATATATCAAGGCAAAGCGTATCAAACCTAAAGGTAAGACCACAGAACGGCAACTGGCGTTTTTGTTTGCGCGATCGATCGCTAAGAAAGGAACTAAGATTTTTCAGGGCAAGGTTAGGGCTTTGAACGTAGATGATAAGATAATCGAACTGAATAAGGAGTTTGCCGAAAACCTGAACATATCCATCAAAAAAGTAATATCCATTCGATACCCTGCATTAGCGTAATTCGTGGAGGCAAACTTATACACGATTGGGTTAGATGTCCCCGCCCATGTTGCTGGTCTTTGTGTTACTGACGGCTGACTCATTTCTTTTTAGGGATTAAATTATTTCCTAAATGATACCCAACTGCGAACGTTACCACTCCTGATATGATCAGTTTCTTAGGATCGGGTTTCTTTTTAACGCTGATCCCGTTAACACTTTGAACCGATCCGCAACCAACTAAACACGTAAAGGCCAGTAATCGCATAAGCAAATATACAGATTTAAAAAAATTAGAAGTCATTG